AATACAAAGGCAAAATGAAACGAATTAATAACCTATATAAAAAGATTTGTGAATTTGAAAATTTGCAGCTTGCAGATGCCAAAGCCCGAAAGGGGAAAGCTTTGCAACCGGGTATAATTGCCCATGATAAAAGCAGGGGTTGCAATATTATGCAGTTAAGGGAAATGCTTATCACTCACAATTATAAAACATCCCCTTATACCATTTTTAAAATTTATGAGCCTAAAGAAAGAGAAATATACCGATTGCCTTACTATCCTGACAGGATAACGCATCATGCAGTAATGAATATACTTGAGCCTGTGTTTGTTTCAATGTTTACAGCGGATAGTTATAGCTGCATTAAAGGGAAAGGCATACATGGGGCATCTAATGCGGTAAAAAGGGCATTAAATGATAGGGTTAATACAAAGTATTGTTTAAAACTGGACATAAAGAAATTTTACCCCAGTATTGACCATGAAATACTGAAGGGATTATTGCGCAGAAAATTTAAGGATAGTGAATTATTGGGGTTGTTATATGAGATAATAGATAGTGCTCCCGGGTTACCTATTGGAAATTATCTGAGTCAATACCTCGCCAATTTTTATCTCACAGGATTTGATCACTGGATTAAGGAGGTGAAAGGGGTTAAGTATTATTTCAGATATGCTGATGATATAGTAATACTTGCTGATAATAAGGAATGCTTACATCAATTATTAGTGGATATAAAAGATTATTTGGGAGTAGAACTGAATTTAATTGTAAAACAGAATTATCAGGTATTTCCTGTAGCAGTTAGAGGGATAGATTTTGTGGGATATGTGTTTTACCATACACATACACTTGTAAGAAAAAGCATCAAGAAGAGATTTGCAAGAATGCTTGCACGAAAAAGAAAAGATACCTCCATTGCTTCTTATAATGGATGGCTTACACATTGTAATTCAAAAAACTTATCAAAAAAATTATTACGTGGCAAAGAACTTTAGGGATATGGGGATAACAATAACCCATACAACTTTTATTGGAGATAAGATAAAGATAAATAAAATATTGAATCGGGAAATTACGGTTCATGAATATAAAATTGAGGACTCAAAGAAATTCGTTGGAACAAAATGTATGCATATACAGTTTTCGTTGAATGATACAAAACATGTGCTTTTTACGAGTTCTAAGTTTTTGATTGAGCAGATTGGCAAGGTTAAAAATTGTGATTTCCCATTTACAGCAACAATTGTTGAAAATGATAAGCGGTATGAATTTATTTAGAAAATAATCAAAATGTTTTATGATAAACAGCTATAAGAAACATATAGAATTTACGTCACAGGCATTTCCAAAAGGAACTGCGATGGGTGCATTAATACATGCCAAACAAGAATTAGAGGAGGTAGAAGCTGCAATTAACTATCATGAGGGAATTGATAGGGTTACTGAAGAATTCGCAGATGTATTTGCTTGTTTGATTGATTCATGCCACAGATTTGGCATAACACCTGAAATGCTGAATGAGGCTTTTGATAAGAAATTAAAAATAAACCAATCAAGAGTATGGAAGTATGATGGCGATGGTTGTTATTATAGTGTAAAATAAGGTACAAGTCCTTATGGAAAGAGTTGAAGCTTCCAGTTTGTTTTAAAAACGAGAACGTCTGAACATGAACAGATATATTTTATTGAGCAATAGAGCAGTAGGGTTTTTGGAACTTGGATATGACCAAGACGGGTATTTGTGCTTTTTTGAGAATTGTACATGGGGACTGAAAAACGAGGTAAAAGAATATTTATTAAGGGAGTTAAGGTTCATGCTTACCGAATCATCATTGATTACATGGGTAAATGACAACGGAAGGGAGTTGGTAAAAGTTGAATATGATATAAGTTTTGAAAGATTTTGGAGTGAATATGATAAGGCTCTTGACCGACTTCGCTGTGTAAAGGAATGGAATAAGCTTTCTGATGCTAAAAAGACTTATGTGTTTATGAATTTAAGAGCCTATAAAAGGTATTTAAATAAAAATCCTTGGCTTACACAATTATATCCCTATACCTATCTGCTGGATGGGCATTGGATGGACGAATGGGATAAAATAAAAGCTATAAAAAAGTAGTGTTATGAAGAATGTAAGGGGTAAGCGGTTTCACATGCATCTAACCAAATTGTTTGATGAGCCTGAAATAATTGAACCGGAAGGTGAGCGTGACCAAGGGCGATCTGCTGAACTTATAGCAGAAAGAAACGAGCATTTGTTTTGCCGATACATAGCTTATTTGGAGCAGGGCAAGCTAAATGGGAAGATTGATTATGTATGGATATGTATGCAATTGCAAAAGGAATTTCATATATCGGCAGTGCGGATAGGAGATATAATTGAAGAAAATTCTGATTTAGTTGCAACCATGCGCAGAAAACCCGAATTGGAAAAATGGGAAAAAAAATATCAGGTAAAATGGAAATGATATGGCTACCAAACAACAAATAAAAATGATACATGCGTGCCTTGCCATGATAGGAAAGGCAAACGATGCCGATTTTAAAAAGGACTTGGTAGCGTCTTTTACAGGTGGGCAATGTAGCTCAACAACAGAACTGAATGAAATTGAAGCCGGATTGCTGATACAGAGCCTGAATAAAAAGCCGATTGAACAAAAGAAGAAAGAACAAAAGAACGTAGCAAAAGCATATATACCCGGAGATGCTGCAAGAAAGAAGATACTGCACATGGCCCATCAAATGGGATGGGAACTACCCAGTGTGAGTGCGGAAAGCGGGAGCAGAAAGAAAGTGGATATGGACAGGGTGAATGCTTGGTGTGTGAAATATGGACATTTGCATAAGAGACTAAATGAGTATGAGGGTGCGGACTTAGGAATATTGGTAACTAATTTTGAAAAAATGTATTTACAGTTTCTTAATGGAATTGTGAATAATGATTAAATTTATTGCTCACTGTAAAAAAAGTATATTATGAAATATTGTAAATGTGGAAAGCTTATACCGGATAATGAAGAAATATGCGATGATTGTTATGAATATCAATTTATCCGTTCAAAGAATAGAAATACAATCAAAAATGTTGATGATGTAAGATGTCCGAAATGTGGGAGTAATAACTTTTTTGCACACCAAAAGGGATATAGTGCACCTAAAGGATGCCTTGGTGCAATACTATTTATACCTATGGGTTTATTCGGCTTGTTATTTGGATTATTGTTTGGCTCATTTGGTGCTAATAAAGTAAAGAAAACCTGCAATAACTGTGGTAAGAGGTGGTAAGACATAGCCATAAGATATATGCCATTGCCAAAAAAATAAAAAAACGAAACGCACCTATTTTGAAAATAATTGTATATTTGTCCTGCCAACAATAAGTAATGACAAATCAACTTTTAATTAAAACAAGCCCCCGTGAACCGGTAGTCAATCCGGTTACTTTCTCTACGTCATGTACTGATTTGTTGGCACACGGGGGTCTTTTAAATTTTGTATGCCAGCAAATCAACATAATGAATTATCTCTGAATAATAGTAGGGGATCATTCACCAGTAGTTCAGGAAACGAACTAATTCCATTTTTAACGCAGAATAACCAATTACTCATTGATGCCAGATGGTTGCATGAAAATATGCAAGTATTGACCCGATTTAATGATTGGATAAAAAGAGAAATTAATGAGATAAAACTCATTAAGAATTTTGATTATTACTACTCAGCCGTGAGTAGTAATGGCGAAAATTCAAATATTAGAGACAACTCCAAAAAACAGTATTTATTTACTCAAAGTGCCGCTATTTTAGTAATGAGTTCACAACCCAGCGAAGTAGGTTTGGAACTTCGAAGAAGATTTATCAAAAGGGTCTCTGAATTCATGATTACCGTTGATCCGTTTAAAGTATTAATAGCAGTAATAAGGAAAGGGAATGAATGGTATCCTTTTTCAGCAGTAAGGCAGAATCTGGGAATGAAGAAATGTAATAGTATATTAAAAGTATATGAGCGATGCCCTGAAGATTTCTATTTTGACGGGGAAAAATGGATGGTGAGTAAAAGATATTGCTTAATTATGGCACACAGAAGGACTGCCAGTAATGATTATAAACATTTGCCTAAAGGAGCTAAAAATCAAATACAACCAACTACACAGATGCAACTACCATTTATTGAATCTGCTAAAAACGAAGGAGGTAACCATGCTTAGGAGTTATAATATGCAACCGATGCAGGAAATGGTAGGCACTATAAGTGAGCCGAAGGCTATTGCAAATGTGCTGGATGAAGTGATGCTGGACTATGCAATGACTAAGATAGATGCATGTGAGGACGGGCTACAAGCGCATATTAACAATAATATATGGCATTTGCGGGAACTGCGCGACCGGTTCAGACAAATGGAATGATGAAAATCATTTTATTTTTATAAAATAAATATTAAATAAATAATTGTAAAAAGCCCCCCAAGAATGAGGGGCTTTTTTATTGCTCAGACTTCCCTATTAAAGGTTCTTTACGTGGGTATAATAATTTGCTCTGTAATATCAAGTGGTGGTCTTGGGATGGAGCGAGGCAGGGTGCTTGCTGCAAGATCGGTAAAGGATGTGCGGAATGTGAGTTCTTTAATCTTCATGCCTACCCTACGATTGTCTGTAATAGAATTTGTGCGGATAAGGGCTGTGGTTTGCTTGGTGACAATGAGGGGATCATTAGGATCATACTGGTGTGGTACCCGGTAGCCTTGGAGTAATGTATAAATGAGGTTCTCAAGGTCAAGTATATATAAGGCAGCTTCTCTGTAGGTATCGGGCGTATTACCGGAAGTTGCCGAATGTGGATCAGTAGCTATTTTTACTATTATATTCCCTTCAGCTATTTGAATAAGATTACCATTATTGGTATAACGCCAGTCTTGAAAGTCTATTAGTACACATGGATAGGATACAGGAGGACGTTCCTGCTCTAATTGACCATAATCCATATCTATATGGGTAATCTCCGGAACAGGAGGATCACCTATTAAAAGGGTGTTGATTTTATCAATCAATGCGAGGTAGATGTTTGCAAATGAGCTTTCCATGTGGCTTATTTTAAGATTTTGAATACTTGTGCTAATTGTGACTGTATTATTTTTTTAATATCTGCTTTTAATGTTGGTGTCATGCCCATATATTGGCGTTTGGGAAGGTTCATTTTCATATAGTGTCCGGGATGGTTTGTACCTAATTTAGAACGAACATATACTTCTTCTTTAAACCCTTCATTATGGGCTTTTGCATAAGGGAGGTTGCCAGTACCAATAGTTACTTTGTTACTACCGTACCCTACTATGTGAATAGAATTTTTGAGATGCCCTGAACCTTTGCCAATAAGAATAGCCCTGCCAGTGTCTTTATCATTTTTGCGCTGCTGCCAAGGAACACCTGCAAAACCCTGCCTACGGAAGTTTTCTTTACTATCGTTAACTGCCTGAGTACCTAATAAACGCAGGGTATCGGGTGCAATACGGTCTAAAGCAGCCTGCATATTATTAATGGGTATTGCCAGCGGGTTATTGCTCATTTTTTTTCTATTGTTATTAAAAGTTGTACATTTGTGCCATCCTGGCCTGCGAGTCGGGAGTCACTGGAGACCTTAGGGTCTCCTTTTATTTTTGCTTAAATTCTTTATACTTTCCATCCTGCCTGAACTCAATAGATTTAAGGTTTTTATGTTCTTTCAGCTTTTTATCAGCTATAATTTCTAATGCCTTATCGCTCATTTCGTGCTTTAGGTTAATGATTACATTATCTGCCTGAGCTGAAGCTTTGGAAATATTGAATCCATATTTCTTTTTTGATAAAGGCTCTTTTACTTCAACATACTCACCATTAATTCTAAAGTCAGGGTTTTTATTTGGTTTAACACCCGGCAATACTCTTTGTCTGGTCTCCGTTTCATTTTGATGAATTTCAGGCAATATTTCAACCTTATGACCTGCATTAGCCTTTTCTTTTGCGATTACCTGTAATAACCCATGGTCTTCTTTCGGCTTATAGTCTGCATGGATTTTTACATGACCACCTGTTTTACTTTCATGGATTGTATTATACCTGTGCTCAGGGGGTAATAACTTGGCTGCTTTCTGAAACACTGCTTTGGGGCAATTGGTATAATAGCTGCTTTTGGGTGGGAATATTACATTCTGCTCTGCAAGGTTGACACGGAACATTTTTGGTATTTCGACATGCGGTATCTTGTCTTTTGGGGTAACAGGCTCTTTGATTGCCAACTGATTGGTATTGCAACGGCAATTCCATGAAAGAGGCGGATAATGGGTTTTCCAAAAAGAATCGTCAATAGGGCGGACAATACCATCTAACAATCTATGCTCTTCACGTACCCGTGCATCACCTGCAGTAACATACTTGAGCAATGGCATTATTTTTTTGTTCTCTTGGTATGTAGCCCAATTGGCTGCATTTAATGCCCCATTGATTGCGGTATTATACTCCGGTTTCATGTACTGGACATTATAATCTTGCAAAATGGCGGTTGCCTCTTTTTTGAATTCAGCAAATGTCCTTAACCTGTCACCATCCTTGAGCGCATCGGTGAGGTCACGTAGTTGTTGGTAGTTTTTGGCTGCTGAGAACTGATATACATTTTTCTGCAGGTTGGCAAGCATTTTGTAATGCGGGGTATTATAATCAATGGTATTGAAGTTGCCTCCAAAGCCTTCAAATACCCCTTCCATTAATTTTTCTGCTGTTTGGCATGTGCTATCAGGATCAATATCTCCGGCAGTTAAATCTTCTTTAAAGACCTTTGGAATAAGGTTTAAATGCTCTTCAGGGATTTCCTGCTGGTCATCTGCAAGGTTAGCAACTGCATGATAGCCTCCGCAAATGGCACAGGTATGGCTGTATTGGTCATTGAGGCTTGCCCGGATATTTACCGGGCCTGAACGAAAAAACGTTTAAAAGCTTCCTTTATGGTTTCTAATACTGATGAATCAGCACTAAGGTTGGGGACTTGCTTTTGTTTCTTTTTACCCGGTCTGTTAAGTGGATCATTGGCAATGTCATTGGCTGATTTGAGTTCCTTTTGTTTATTGACCAGTGCTTTCTTGAGGGTATCATAATTATCAGGCTTAGGAATGCCATAGGTATTATACCAATAATCATCATCTATAGGTAAATCTTCGGGTAATTGGGTATCAATACCTATCTTCTTTTCAAGGTAATCAATATCAAATTCTTTTGTATGTACGAACCTGCCACCTTCAACCGGATAACCATAGGATGCAAGTACCTGAAGGAACTGTGGATTATTAAGATAAGCGGTAAGATAAATCATATCGCTTTTTGCAATAACATCCTGCTGCTGTGCATGTGTTTTACTTTTTGCCAGCGAGCCTCCGGATTTGGTAGCTGAGCCTGTTGTCTCGGTATTGCCCAATACCATAATGCTCATCTCTGAATTGAGGGTGTCTTTAAAGGTCTCCTGAAGCTGACCTGTGGCATTGGCTGCGGGCATAGGTGGCATCTCGAACTTAGTACCTTCGGGAATGAGCAGGGCAAGTGCTGAGCCAGCTTCATCTAATACTTCTTTTAATTCAATCTTAGCCTGTTTGTCATGCGCATTGTAGTATAACACCCGTACAGGCTGACCAAAGATTTCTATATATTGCCCCCAATCTGCCAGCATGTTCCTTTTGTAGATAACATAGGGTGCAATCTTTAATAACAAGCCCAAATCTTCGGGTTCGCCAATAATAAAGATGTTTTTTGCATCTGTATAATCTATACCTGCATCGCCATTCTGCTCAAAGGTTATTCTTTGCCATTTTGGTTTGATGTGTTTGCGCGGAATGATGCGTGGGCTGAATACCTTGCCCGGTAGGAATTCTATGCCGGAAATGCCCCAAAACTGGGTAAGAAGAATAGTTTTAAGCACATTGCGGAAAGCTATAGTGCCAATGAGCTGATCTAAGGCATCTATCTTCTTGCCATTAACCTCGAAATACAACTCTTTATTCAAAATTGCATCTATCCGTTTGGAGGTAAGACCTGTGAGGTGTCCATCCAGCTCCACATCAGCATACAGATCATAAAGCCATGTACGGTTTGGGAAATAGCGGTTTTCTGCAATTATATGGGCGTTACGCCACTTTGCAATATCCACAGGTGTACGGATGACAGAACGGACATCAATAGTTTGAATGACTATTTTATCATCAACCGGATTGAGGGGTTTATCGGAATATGCAGTATCGTTATTACCATCTTTATTCTTATGGACAGTCAATAAATTTTCGGGAGAATATTCATTAATCTCAGGCATATAATATAATTGAAAAAATTAGAAATGTGTTGATTTACGTGGATTTGATGAATAAGAAATGGCATCACCCTGTGGGGCAGTCTGACCTGTAGTATCTGCATAGGGCCAGCTATCGGGATTCATTTTGCCTTCCTGAATCTTAGCAAGGTTTTTAATACTCTGGTCGTAACACTTGAGGTTATGGTCATAATCCAAGTTTGGATTACCCAATTTGGTGAGATTCCACACGGCAATATCTTTCAACATATTCTTAAGGAAGTCATCCTGAACCGTTGCAGCAATATCATCATTGCCAAAGAGTGCCAAAAGGTCGTATTTTGACAGATAAGCCTTTGCTTCGCTGATTGCATCATTAATTGCAGCATCTATAGCATTCTGATTGAGGCGTGTGATCTGATCCCTTATTTCAGGGTAAATTCTTGTTTCGAGGTCTAAACCTGTAATGAGAGCCATATAACTTAATTTAAATATTTACTTTGTACTGAAACCAATTCTTACTTCTTTATGCTCAATTTTTAATAACTCGAACCCATAGTAATAATTGAAGTCATTTAAAGATGCAACTTGATACTTGGTGTGTTTATGTTCATTTATTAAATAACCTGTGATTACTCTTGATTCTTTTTTATTGTCAATAAGCAAGTAAACAAGGTCACCGATATTAAATTCAACTTTAATTTTAAGTACCATGCCTAAAAGCGTTTTTTGTTTCTTGAACTATCCCTATGGATAATTTTAATGTCTTCTGACGGGGTAATTTTGGTATTGATTACATAAATAGCTCCTTCAATAGCATCAGGCCCATCCAGTTGCTTGCTATTTGGTTTTGCAGCTTTAAATTGGGCTTCGAGCCGTTTCATGTGCGGGTTATCCTTTTCATCAATATTAAAAATGAGGTTTCCCAACCTGTTGAGTGGTTCGAGTACCGCTTCGATACGAAACCATTTTTCTTTCTTCTCCCGCGTATCAGGTGTTATTGCAAGTGATGTTACCCGGTTATCAATACTGTACTGATAGATAAGGGGAACAAGTACTTGCTGGTAAAATGGATCTTGCAGGGTGTTGTTTTCTATCATGTAGTATGCAAGGGTTTCATCGGCGATATAATCGCGACAGGCGTAGAATGCCCGTATAAAATTTGCCTGACTCATTACATCTAAATAGCCATAATAGATATAGAATTTATTGACCAGCCTGCCAACGATAAAAATTGCTTTACGGGAATTAGATAGGTTACTTTTCTGCCCGGGTTTATCGGTATTGGAGGTTGCGGGGTCAGCATAAGCCACAACAAATTCAAGGTCTTTTAACGAGGGGCATTTACCCCATGTGATTTCGGGGAAGGACTTGCCTGAAGACATGGGATTATTATAGTACTCCTTTTGCTGTGATGCATAGGATATAAGACTAAGAACCCGCTCAATATCTGCCTCGCTGTTTTTTTCGGGCCATGAAGATTTACCATGTTCATCACGGATATTGATTACCTCTACATGATCTGCAAGTTCCGCTGCACGGACTACGCAACAATCTTCGGCAATAATATTGCCACACCATATAACCAATAATGGACTGCTGATAGACCTTGTAGGGATTACCGCTTGCTCTACCCACTCCCAGCGTTTATCAATAATATCTCCATTACGGCAATCCTCATCTGTATCAAGGTCATCAAAAACTATGCAGTCCGGGCGTGAAGCTTCATTTCGGGTACCACGTGGGGACTGACCAGCACCAATTGCACGGAATGCAGCACCTGAGCGCGTAATAAACTCTGTATCTGTCCAGTTACCAATACTTTGCTGAATGCCATAGTCGTTGATAATACGGTTATTATTCTCGAAGTTTAATTTAAAAGGCAGTAATAGACGTGTGGCATTATCTAAAGAATTGGAAATAATAAGTATGTTCCGTTTCTTTTTTGTAAGTACCAGGAATATAACCTCGAACATTGTGCGTGTTGATTTTGCCAATTCCCTTGACCAATTACGTACCTCATACCATTCGGGATTACTCAGCACTCTTTTGGTAGCAGCGAGATGAAAAGGTGCAGGTGCAGCACTGGCATACTTGGGAAAGTAATATTTGAACCACTCTTCGGGATTGGCTTCAAGGTGTTTGATACGTAACCGCTTATCTGCGGATTTCTCTGTAGTATCTATGGGTGTGCTGGCAGCTACTCCGGCTGCAAATTCTTCCCAATTTGATATTAGTTTTTTATCGTTAACCATGAAGCTTGTTATTTGTCTTTTAATTTAGATTTGATAAATACATCTGCCCAAGTGGTTATCTCTTTTGACAGTTCAAAATTTTCTGCCTGCACGAATTTTACGAACTCCATGAGCGTTTCTATATTTTCCCCGATGCCAGTATGTATCTCCAGCTTTTTGATACTGTTGGTGAGTTTACAAACTGCATCATAGTTGGGGTTGGTATTGGGATCATCATCTGTTAAATACTCAAGGTTTAATTCGTTAAGCTTTGCAAGCTGGTCATACAGGCTTCTTAACTGAGCCGTTTTAGTGACAAGGAGCGTGGTGCGTTTTTCAGCCCATTTGCCCTCATTTACCCAAATAGAAAGGGTATGCTCTGAAATATCTACTTTTTCGGCTATTGCCTTTTGTGTGAGGGTGTCTTTTAAGTAGTATTCCTGTGCTAATTCTTTCTTGAGTCTGTTGTTTATATCAGTCATAACGGCTTTACTTTTTTGAAATAATAGATTTTGCCCCGCCCCAGCGAAGCTGGGGGAGTGTGCGTGAGGACAAATTTCCATTTTTTGGGGTGGTGGATTTTACTTAAAAAGCATGATGCCACAGTATTTGAGGCATGATACCGCAACTACTAAGTATGATACCACAGCAAGTGCGGTATGGTTAATGTTTGCTCTTTTGAAGTGGTTTTGATACTGCAATTTTGTGTGGAACACAGCTCAAAAAAGTGGTTTTACAGATACACTCATGGCGTACGAAAAGGTAGATAAAGAATTTGTAATGTCGGACAGCTCGGTAAATGTCTATGGCTTCAA